AGGTATCACCGGATGTATTCACCCATGCAATATTAGTAAATCCAGCCGATGTTCGTCGCCATAATGCACCAGTAATACCTTTTGGATTCCCATTTCCGGCACGCAGAACCAGCTCAGAGATGCCTGCCTGATGCGGGGCGCCAACGTTATACCCTGCGCCACCAATCAGGCTTATGTAAACCACGGAACTGGCTTGTGGCATTGTTACAGTTGCCAGTTTGAACCATCCAGCCCCACCACTAAAAGACATGGTTGTTGAATTTGTTGTGCCGATATTACGCAGGAATAGTTTTTTATCGGGAATATCTGCGCCGTTCTGTTTTTTCTGTAATGCGCCAGAAGCCTGATTTACCGTTTCCTGTAAACCGAGGTATTCGATAACAGCGGCAACGGTCGATTTCGCAAGAATATCCCGCCCGACTTTTGTCAGAGTTGCCAGGCTGGCGACATCATTCCCCGTAAAATACGGAAACTTGTCTGCCGCAGTAGCAAGCCCGGCCAGCGCCGTCAGGGTGGCATCTTTCGGTTGCTTACCCGCAAGCGCGTTAGTCATGGTGGTCGCAAAATTCGGGTCGTTGCCCAGCGCCGCCGCCAGCTCGTTCAGCGTGTTCAGTGCATCAGGTGACGAATCTACAAGTGCGGCAATCGCGGCCATCACATAAGCCGTGCTTGCGATCTGAGTATTATTAGTCCCTTTTGGCGCAGTTGGCGTTGTTGGCGTTCCGGTCAGCGCCGGGCTGTTTAATGGGGCTTTCTTATTTGTTTCATCCATTACCGCCTTAACCGCTTTCGGTGTCGCAGCCAGTGTTTCAGACGTGCTGTTGGTGGCACTACTGAGCTGGACTATCCCTTTTTGTGCCGTCGTGGCGTCCTGAGCGGTATATTTTGCGCCAGCAAGGTCATACGCGGCCTTTACTGCTTTCGGCGTTGCAGCCTGCGTTTCAGATGTGCTATTGGTTGCACTACTAAGCTGAACCACACCTTTTTTCGTCGTGCTCGCATCTTCCAGAGATACGGCATCAGCAATATCCTCTGCCCGTTTTGCTGCTGTTTCGGCACGCGTTGCCGCGGATTCAGCAGCAACTTTGCTCTGAGATGCAGCCGTCGCACTGCCTGCCGCCTCTGATGCTTTCGTTGTTGCTGTCGTGGCACTACCTTTCGCTGCTGACGCTTGTCTGGTCGCCTCATCTTTTGAAGCAGACGCAGATGATGCCGATGACGCCGCTGAACCAGCGGACGATGCGGCTGCCGCCTTAGAGGAAGCAGCATTGTCTGCTGAAGTCTTTGCATTTGTTTCAGAGGTTTTTGCTGCAGAAGCAGACCTCGCTGCTGCAGTGGCCTGCTCAGTGGCTTCGCCAGCCTTCGTTGTGGCTGTTGAAGCGGATGATGCGGCGCTTTCTGCCGATTTTCCGGCGGCGGTGGCACTGGCTGAGGCCTGCCCGGCACTTGTTGACGCGGCACTGGCAGACGACGCAGCCGCTGTTTTTGAACCTGCCGCAGCTGAGGCGCTCTGTCCCGCTGCTGTTTCAGAAGACCTGGCGTTCGTCTCGGACGTTTTTGCCGCCTTCGCGGAATTTCCTGCCGCCGTTGCCGAGGAAGCTGCACTACTGGCACTTGATGATGCATTCGTTTCTGATGATTTCGCTGCCTCTTTTGAGGCCGCCGCACCCCGTGCCGAGGTGGCAGCTTCTGACGCCTTCGTGGTCGCTGTGGATGCAGAAGTGGCTGCCGATTTTTGTGATGCTGCGGCATTCGTTTCTGACGTTTTCGCGGCACTGGCGCTGGTAGCTGCCGCGCTTTTTGATGACTCTGCAGCAGCAGCACTTTTCGCTGCTTCACTGGCCTTTGTTGATGCCGTTCCTGCGCTGGAAGACGCTGACCGAGCCGACGTCGCGGCCTGTCCGGCTGACGTGCTGGCTGCGCGTGCTGAGTCTGCAGCATCAGTCGCATGGGTTGCCGCCTCACGGGCTGATGTGCTGGCATCGCTGGCTGACTTCTTCGCAGCTGCCGTGTTCTGTGCCACTGCGGACGCGTTACGCGCCACCTCTTCCACCATCAGTTCAAAACGGCGCAGTGCCTCTGGCCGGACATCATCCTCCGTCATTGCACCGAGGAAATCATTCAGTGTGCCCGGCTTTGAGTCCTCATATACAGTGATAATCCCGGCGTGTGACGGCGGGAATCCCTCCACCAACAGACTGACGCTGTACTGACCATACTCGACGTCCATTGTGTAACGCCCGGCTTCATCCGGGTTTTCTGAGGCCACTGTGTTCACCACCACCGTGGTGCTGTTGCGCCTGGCCTTTAGCTGAATGGTGCAGTTTTGTATCGGCTTACCTGCACCATCTTTCAGTACACCTGAAATCTTTACTGCCATACTCACCCCACAAAAAAGCCCGCCTGAACCGGCGGGCTGTCATAACACTGTGTTACCTGGCTAATCAGAATTTATAACCGACACCCACGATGAAACCGTCAGTGCGCCAGTCACCACTGCCGGAGCCTTCATAAGCAATATCAATGGCCACGGATTCGGTCGGGTTAAACTGCACGCCAGCCCCCCACGCCAGAGACGTGTTGCTGTGGCGACCGTCATCACTTCCGGTCAGCACATCATGCTTTTTCCCCGTATTGTCGGTCACCTGCAGATAATCCCCGGAGAAAGTCGACACACGGCTGTAAGCCATACCCGCCATCGCATACGCGCTGAACCATTCATTCACGCGAACAGACGGCCCCGCCATCACACTGAACCCGCGGTTACGCACGGAATCCTCATGCCAGCGGGTATCGCTGTAATGCGTTTTTTGCTCATCTTTGGCATTGGCATAACTGAATGACGTCACAACACCCAGCATGTCCGTAAACTCATAACGGTATTTCACGTTAATCCCGTTCAGATCATCACTACTGGGAACGTTCGTCGAGGCATGGAGATACCCCGCGCTCAGCGTGGACTGATGTTCTGCTGCACTCGCTGACGTACCAGCGGCGACCTGCCAGACTACTGCGGACAGAATAACAGCACATAATTTACGCATAATTACCTCTCGCTTTTCTGCAATAAAAAAGGCGCCATTTCTGGCGCCCGTATCTGGGTTATAAAATTCAGCTAATCGTGATGCCTGCAGTGGCTTTCTTCATCACCACAACCAGCAAATCGCTGATACTTGCTGTGGGATACCAGTTATTTACCAGCCATGCTGACACCGAAAACTCCAGTGTCATGTGACCGTGACCGGCAGGCATATCAATAACACCACTGTAAATCAGCGTATTATCCAGCGCGGTACGGTTATAAATTTCAGCACCGTTTTTCCGTACTATCAGACGGCATGAGGAGTAAATATCAGTATGCTCTTTCTCATGTTTAGCGCCGCTGAATGCCACCGCCGGAATAACAATCTGCCGGTCAAACGGCTGATCGTCATAAACCCTGACGGTAATGGTTCCTGATGGCCACCGCTCCGGTGCACGGGAGTCCCGGGGGAAAGCTTTGCCCACTGTTTTAACGAGATCGCCTTCAATCTGGTTCGCGGACAGTTTTCCCAGAACCCGGCAGTTCTCGTTAATCGTGACGTTGTTGAGCGTCCCGGAGTTCGCATTCACACTGCCACTGATATCCGCATTTTTAGCAGTCAGCTTTCCGTCCGGTGTCAGGGAAAATGCCGGTGGATTTCCACCGCTGGTAATGGTGGGGGCCGTCAGGCGTTTCAGGAACACTTCGTTCATGAATATCTGATCGCCCTGACCAACAAACATCGGCTTTGTGTTGCCATTCGCAGGATTAATCATCGCAATCCTGTCTGCCGCCAGCAGCACCTGACTCTGCATTCCTGCTGGCGTATTCTCAATACCGGCACCGATACCCGCGATATAAAGGCGTCCGTCCTGCATCTGCTGCAGCTTCACGGCCCACATGCTGTTCAGGTTATTATTTGTATCAACCTGAACCTTCTGTATCTGCTGGATCGCTGCACTCTGATCTTCCAGTTTCTTATTGACGGTCTGTGTGATTTCATTGCTGACATCCGTAATGGACGTCCTGATTTCAGCCAGGTCAGGCGCAAGCTGACCGTTATCAATCTGCGTCCACAACTCCTGAGCCAGATGGGTTTTCCCTATCTCGCCTTTGAAAAAATCCAGATAGCCGGAAGCATCATCACTCGGCCGACCAACAGCCTCCACGAATGCCGATTTGCCAACGGTATTCACACTGCGAACGTAAAAATAATAATCATGGCCCGGCCTGATATTAATACTGGCGGCTATCCAGTACAGCGCCGTACCAAGATAACGCGCGCTGGTTTCAACCTGCCTGATATCCGCAATCCGCTTTTCCGAGAACCAGAACTCAAACTGTACCGTCGGATCATAAACCGCAAGATGCGGCGTGGCGGTTATCTGAAAATACCCCGGTGTCAGCTCAATCTGCGACGGCGCTGCCGGTGCGGCAATCCGGAACGATACCGATGCCGGATCGCCCTGCTGCCCCCACGCATTTACTGCCCGGACTGTCAGCCTGTAGTTCCCCAGCGCCAGTTGTGTGAAGCGGTATGTGTTTTCCGTCGTCCGGGCCGTGCTGACCAGCCGCTCACTGCCGTCATCCGCTGTTACGGTCAGACGGAGCAGGAAGCTCACGCCCTTCACCACCTTCGGCGTGTCCCAGCGCGCCAGCACCTGATATTCCCCGCTGTCTGCGGTGACTTCGGCAGTCAGGTGCTGCACCGCTGGCGGCGTGACACCATTCACCGTGCCGCTCTGGTCGCCGTCAAAGTGCGCCCCGTTATCCACGATGGCCTCTTTTTCCGGTACATGCTGCACGGCGGTGATGGCATACGTGCCGTCATCGTTCTCACGGATACTCACGCAGCGGAACAGGCGCTGGCGCAGCGTCGGCAGCTTCAGCCCCCATACGCTGTATCCGGCAACGCCGTCAGGAACACGGCTCACTTTTACCTTCACGCCGTCGGTGACGGACTGGACCTCCACGCTGACCGGATTGCCACTTCCGTCAACCAGGCTTATCAGCGTGGTACCGGAGGATGGCAGCGTGATTTCACGGTCGAGCGTCAGTGTCCGGGTCTGGCTGTTCACCGCCAGCACGCGCCCGCCGATGCTGACCCCCGCATAGTCATCATCGCAGATTTCAATAACATCGCCCGGTACATGGCGAAGCCCTTCTGCGCCGACGCTGAAATCCACGGTCTGCGTTTCCAGCAGTTCTGTTTTAATCAGCCACAGCCCGGCGCGGTGTGCCTGCCCCCGACTGGTACAGCCAAAGGCATCCATCTTCGTGACGTTACGACCGTAACGGGCAATGGCCTGCGTGTCCTCCACAAGCTCTGTCGCCGTCTCCCAGCCGTTATCCGGGTCAATCCAGTTCACCTCAACGGCATGATGGCGGTCCTTCAGGGCGCTGAAGCTATAGCGGAACGGCGCGCCATCATCCGGCATCACCACATTACTGCGGTTATAGGTCCACACCTTATCTGATGGTCGGTCCTGCACGAACGTCAGCGTCTGCCCGTTCCATACCGGCATACAGCGCATCGCCGAGCAGAAATCACTGAGCACATCCCACGCCTTGCGCTGTGTGGTCAGGTACGCATTACAGGTGATGCGCGGCTCCGTGCCGCCAAAGCCGTCCGGCACTGACTGGTCGCAGTACTGGCCGATGACATACAGCGCCCATTTATCCACATCCGCCGCACCAAGACGTTTCCCCATGCCGTAGCGCGGGTGGGTCAGCATATCCCACAGACACCAGGCCATGTTGTTGCTGTATGCCGGTTTTAACGTTCCGTCCCAGATACCGCTGTATTGCCGCGTCTGCGGGTTATAATTCGACGGCACCTGCAGAATACGCCCGCGCAGATGATAATTACGGCTCACCTGCTGGCTACCAAACTGTTCCGAATCCACCTGCACGCCGACCAGTGCCGTGTTCGGGTAGCCCTTTTCACATCGATGATTTCGGTGTATGACGACCAGAGCGTTTTGTTCTGCAGCTGGTCTGTGGTGCTGTCCGGCGTCATCCTGCGCATCCGGATATTGAACGGGCGCGGCGGCAGGTTACCCACCACCACCGAGGCCAGATACTGCGAGGTGGTTTTACCCTTAATGGTGATGTCTTTTTCCGTCACCCAGCCACCATTACGCTGGATCTGAACCAGCAGGCGGACTTCCGACGGATTCCTGTCCCCCTTTGAGGTGGTTTCCACCAGTGCCTGCACGCCGAAGGTAAAACGCAGTCGGTCAATGTTTGCCGACGTGATGGTCCGGGTGATCGGCGTGTCGTATTTCACTTCCGTACCCAGCACCGTCTCGGAGCCGGAGGATTCAAATCCCTCCGGCGGTGTCTGCTCCTGCTCACCGGCCCGGAACACCACCGTGACGCCGGAGATATTGGTATTCCCCTCACTGTCCAGCACTGGCGTACTGTTCAGCAGCACGCTTTTTAATCCATCCACCGGACCTTCAATCGGCCCTTCGCTGATGGCATCGATCACACTCAGCAACTGCGTGGACTTCAGGTTGTCCTTCGCTTCGCGCGGAGTATGCCCCTTACTGCTGCCTTTACCCATTCCTCACGCTCCATAAACGACAAAACCGCCCGGAGGCGGTTTCACATAAACGTTTTTCATCAGCGACCAATCACCACAACCTGACCACCATCCCCTTCGTCTGCCGTGCTGATCTCCTGAGAGACCACCCGCGACCCCACGCGCATTTCACCGTACAGAACGGGCAGAACATTGCCCTGGGCAACCATGTTATCCAGTGAGGAGAAATAGGTGTTCTGTTTGCCGTTATCTGTACTTGCTGCCGTGGGCGTCCTGGCTTTCGGTGCCAGCATCTGCGCCACACCACCGAGCACCATACTGGCACCGAGAGAAAACAGGATACCGGTCATACCACCGGCCCCAATGGCTGCCCCCCATGCTGCAAGGGTGGCTCCGGCAGTAAAGAATGATCCGGCAATGGCGGCAGCCCCCAGAACAATCTGGAATACGCCCCCTGACTTGGCCCCGGCGACTCTGGGAACAATATGAATCACAGCGCCGTCAGGCAGAGTCTCATGTAACTGCGCCGTTAACCCGGACGTGCTGACGTCCCGCCCGGCAATCCGTACCTGATACCAGCCGTCGCTCAGTTTCTGACGAAACGCCGGGAGCTGTGTGGCCAGTGCGCGGATGGCTTCAGCCCCCGTTTTCACACGAAGGTCGATGCGGCGGCCAAATCGTTGCAAATCCCCGTAAAGGCAGATGCGTGCCATTCCCGGTGACGCCAGAGGGAGTGTGTGCGTCGCTGCCATTTGTCGGTGTACCTCTCTCGTTTGCTCAGTTGTTCAGGAATATGGTGCAGCAGCTCGCCGTCGCCGCAGTAAATGGCGGCATGATTCGGCACCGATGAACCAAAACAGCACAGCAGCACATCGCCCGGTTGTGCTGATGACAACGGCACCTGATACAGCCCTGTGGCCTCCAGATTATCCAGATAGAGATTCTGACCGTGACGCCACCAGTCATCCCCGCGATGAAAATCCGGCATCTCAATCCCCGCCAGATGATAAGCATCCCGGAACAGCGTGTAACAGTCCGTCACCCCGTGCTCAAAGCGCCGCCCGGTGAGATGCGGCACACAGCGGAACTTATGAATCGTCCCCCGGCAGACCAGCCACCACGGCAAATCACTCTGCACCTGCAGCCGCCGGTCGGCCTCACTCAGCCAGGGCAGACCACCGGGGTGGCTGTGGACCAGCGCCATAATCTCACCCTGCATTTCTGCCTGCAGCCAGTCTTCCGGCGACATACGGAAATACGCCTCCGGCTCACCGGAGATATTCACGCAGGGGAAATATCTTTCCCCCTCCGGCGAGCTTACCACGAAGCCGCACGACTCCGCTGGCGCACATCGCCGGGCGTGCGCCAGAATCGCTGATTCTGTCTCTGTCATGGGATTCACTGCGAAAGTTTGTTAATGGAAAGGAAGCCGCCAAAGTTGCCGACGTTATTGCGAAACTTACAGCCGCTCAGGCATTTGCTGCATTTATCCTTCGTGATATCGGACGTCGGCTGGTCATATTCATCCGCGACCGCCGGACCGTGATAACCGCACTCATCACCGCGATAGGTCCAGGTGCATGTGTTGGCCAGCATGATACGCCCCGGAAAAACAGCGCCATCCGTTTCAGTCGGCGTGGACAGTACAAAGGAGGCACTCACCGCGCTCAGTTCGCTGCACTGCTCGATGCGCCAGCGGCTGATCACCTCCTGCTCCGGATCGGCGTCACTGTTTCCGTTGACGAAGTTCACCGCATCCAGAAAACGGGCGTAAACCTTACGCCGGACCACCGTTCCGCCGACCAGACTCTGCAGATCTTCCGCCATCCCGGTGACCATGCCGTACAGGTTAGAAACCGTCAGCGTGGGGCGCGTACTGGTGCCTTTGCCATTCAGTTCAAAACCACTCCCCTGAATGGGATACGGCTGATACTGTCGCCCCTGCCAGGTGACCGGTTCACCTTTTTCGTTCTGCTCATTACAGAAAAAATAACGTTCTCCACCGACCTCTGTCAGATCGATTTCCCAGAGCACCACGCTGGCCGACTGCTCCGCACGGGTGCATTCATTCAGTATTTCCTGCCGGATATCCTGCATCAGTTCACCACCTGTTCAAACTCTGCGCTGAACTCAACACGCAGCATACTGACCCGCGACGACCATTTTGCGCAGGTCACCTTTATCTGCCGCCACTCATAAGGCGGCGTCCACAGAAAGGCTTTCCAGCCCCCGTGCTCTTCCAGAAACGACTCCAGTACCGTGGCCTCCTCACGGGGGACAGAAAGCGTCACGCTGTACGTTTTCAGGTTGGCATTCAGCCCGGCAGGCGCTCGCTGGGAATAGCCATCACCAAAGCGCACCTTTCTTACGGAAGGGGCCGAAGCCACATCCATACCGGGTTTCACTTTCCAGCGGAAGGTTTTCATCGTCCACCTCCGGAGAACAGGCCACCATCACGCATCTGTGTCTGAATTTCATCACGGGCACCCTTGCGGGCCATGTCATACACTGCCTTCATCATCTGTGGACCTGGCAGACCATTCGTACCGTCGTTCTGAATCACCACGTTGTTGTTCTGATTAAAATTAATGCCTTCAGCCCGCCGCATCTGCGCCGGACTTCCGGCACCGCCCACATAACCACCTTCCGCATAGCCCCGCATCAGGCGGTACAGGTTGCCGACACCAATCCGGCTGGTTGCCTCCTTCGTGAAGACAAATTCACCACGGTGAACAATCCCCGCTGGCTCATATTTACCGCCGGTTCCCGTAAATCCTCCGGTTGCAAAATGGAATTTCGCCGCAGCGGCCTGAATGGCTGTACCGCCTGACGCGGATGCGCCGCCACCAACAGCCCCGCCAATGGCGCTGCCGATACTCCCGACAATCCCCACCATTGCCTGCTTAAGCAGAATTTCTGTCATCATGGACAGCACGGAACGGGTGAAGCTGCGCCAGTTCTGCTCACTGCCGGTCAGCATCGCCGCCATATTCTGTGCAATACCATCAAAGGTCTGCGTGGCTGCACTTTTTACCTGCGACATACTGTCCGTGGCGCTCTCTTCCCACTCACTCCAGCCGGACTTCAGGCCTGCCATCCAGCTCCCGCGAAGCTGGTCTTCAGCCGCCCAGGTCTTTTTCTGCTCTGACATGACGTTATTCAGCGCCAGCGGATTATCGCCATACTGTTCCTTCAGGCGCTGTTCCGTGGCTTCCCGCGCTGCCTGCCGGTCAGTCAGCCCCCGGTTTTTCGCATCAATGGCGGCCCGTTTTGCCCGTTGTTGCTGTGCGAACTTATCCGCCTGCTGCGCCAGCGCGTTCAGGTGCTCCTGATAGGTGACCTTGTCGCCAAGTACAGCCAGCTGGCGTTTGTACTCCAGCGTCTCGTCTTTATGCGCCAGCAGGGATTTCTCCTGTGCGGACAGCTGGCGACGTTGTGCCGCCTCCTCCAGTACCGCGAACTGACTTTCTGCCTTCCACAAATCCCGGCGCTGCTGGCTGATTTTCTCATTCGCTCCGGCATGCTTCTCCAGCGTCCGGAGTTCTGCCTGAAGCGTCAGCAGGGCAGCATGAGCACTGTCTTCCTGACGATCGCCCGCAGACACCTTCACGCCTTTCGGCTTTTTCAGCGTCGCTTCATAGTCCTTTTTCGCCGCCGCCATCAGCGTGTTGTAATCTGCCTGCAGAATTTTCCCGTCCTTCAGTGCCTTGTTCAGTTCTTCCTGACGGGCGGTATATTTCTCCAGCGGCGTCTGCAGCCGTTCGTAAGCCTTCTGCGCCTCTTCGGTATATTTCAGCCGTGACGCTTCGGTATCGCTCTGCTGCTGCGCATTTTTGTCCTGTTGACTCTGCTGCTCAGCCTTCTTTCGGGCGGCTTCAAGCGCAAGACGGGCCTTTTCACGATCATCCCAGTAACGCGCCCGCGCTTCATCGTTAACAAAATAATCATCCTTGCGCAGATTCCAGATGTCGTCCGCTTTCTTAAACGCAGCCTCTGCCTTAACCAGCATCTCCTGCGCGGTATCAGGACGACCAATATCCAGCACCGCATCCCACATGGATTTGAATGCCCGCGCAGTCCTGTCTGCCCAGGTCTCCAGCGTGCCCATGTTCTCTTTCAGGCGGCGGGTCTGGTCATCAAACCCTTTCGTTGCGGCCTCGTTCGCCGCCTGCAATGCCCCGGCTTCATCGCCGGAACGCTGCAACTGAGCAACATACGCAATCTGCTCCGCCGTCACGTTATGGAACTGGCGTGCCATCGCTGTCAGCCCTGACGTCGGGTCTGTGGTCAGCTTCCCGAAGGCTTCAGCGACCTTGTCCACCTCCACGCCGGATGCAGAGGAGAAACGCGCCACACTCTGGCTGATGGATGCAATCTGAGCCTCACCGCTTACTCCCGCCTTAACCAGTGCGCTGAGTGACTCGCTGGTCTGGTTAAACGTCAGCCCTGCCGCCTGCCCGGCTCTGGACAGGACCAGCATACGATCTGCCGTCAGCCCCGACTGATTGCCGGAAAGGACCAGCGTTTTGTTGAAATCGGACAGGGTTGAGTTGCCCTGATACCAGGCATACGCCAGCGCACCGGTCGCCACCGCCAGCGAGGTGGCCCCCACCATCGGCAGGGTGATCGCACCGGCAAGCCCCCTGAACATGGGGATCATCCCGCCGAAGGAGTCCTTAACCTGACCACCCTGTTGCAGCAGGATCAGCCACGGACTTTGCCCGCCTGCAAGCTGCGTGGCCACGTCGGTGAACTGTGCAGGCAGCATACGCATGGCGGCTTTGTACTGCCCGACGGAAATCCCCGCTTTCTGTGCAGCCAGCGCCTGTCGGCTCAGCGACTGTTCAACGACTGCCGCTGTTTTTTTCGCATCACTTTCCGTACCGGAAAAATGACGCCTGACTCTGGCCATCTGCTCGTCAAATCTGGCCGCATCCAGACTCAAATCAACGACCAGATCGCCTACCGGTTCAGCCATACCGGACTCCTCCTGCGATCCCTTCTGATACTGTCATCAGCATTACGTCATCCTCCGTCATGTCCGCCACATCCGGGGAAGCGGGGATAACTTCATTCCCGTCCGGGCCAAAACGAACGCCTCCGGCAAGCCCTGCCGCTTTCTGCATCAGCACATCATCTTCAGGCTCTTCGTCAGCCTCGCGCCGGTTCAGCAGACTGAAATCCAGCGGATGCATATCCGGATCGCTGAAAAACAGGCTGAGCACGGTGTACGTCAGCCCGGAAAAGTGCATATCCAGCAGAACATCATGAAAATAATGGGTACTGTAAAAGCGGTGCCAGTCGGCATACTCCGTGGATGACATCCCGGCAAGCATGGCGCGCCAGTCGGGTCGCCCCATCTCACGCGCCAGTTTCAGGGCAAAACTCAGCTCACCGTCGAACACTTTCCCGCAGAAACAGGCTCTGCAGGCCCGGCGTCCTCTGTCTGTTCAGGGGCATTATTCACAACAAACTCATACATACCAGACAGCCGGTACACCACGTTTTCAGCATGAGAAATTGCCTCCGTGGGCCAGGTGGTAAGCACTTCCTGCTCAATTTGTTTAACGGCTTCATTCATGGACGGCATCTTTGTCTTCTGCGGATGGCTATGCCACAGGGACATCGCCACCAGAAAAGCACCGGTTCTGACGAGATCTTCCACGCTCACCTGTCGATTGAGACTGGATCCCGCCTGTTCTGCCTGTCGTTTCAGCAGGGCGAGATGCTCAATTCGCTGCAGGGCTGACAGTTCAGAAAGCGTGACGCTCACACCGTTATATTCAAATGATTCGGTTTTCAGGAACATCGCTGACTCTCCGGATTAACTGGCGGTGACGGTGATTTCTGCAACCACAGCAAGTTCACCATTACCGGATACAACCGGAATGTTGACCTTGCCTGCAGCAACACCTTTCACGGTGATGGTCATACCACTGACCGACACGGTGGCTTTTGTTTTATCCGCAGACACCGCACGGAAGCTCTTGTCGGTTGCGCCTTCCGGCTGGAATGCCACGGTCAGCGTGGTGCTCTGCCCTTTCACCACCGAAGTGCTGGCAGGCGTCACGGTCATGCCGGTTGCCGCTGTTACCGTGCTGCGATCTTCTGCCATCGACGGACGTCCCACGTTGGTGACTTTCACCGTGCGGGTGATCACTTCCTTCGCCGTCACCGCCTTACCGATACTGCTGACCCAGCCGCGGAACACATCGACCGTGCCGTTCGGGAAGCGGATTTTATAGGCACGGGTATCCCCTTCATTAAACCACGCCAGCAGCGCCTGCTGCCCCTGTTCTCCGGGCATCCACGCCAGCGTGAAGCTGGTATCTCCGGCAGATTTCTGCCCCTGCCCGGTCGCAGTCCAGTCCGCATCTTCATCATCGAGATAGCTGTCGTCATAGGACTCAGCGGTCAGTTCGCCGGGCGTCAGGTCTTTAACTTTAGCCAGACGCGACCAGTCAACGTCTGAAAGCGGGTTCGCATAAGGGTCACCGTTCCCCTTATAAACCCACAGTGTGGTCCCGGCCCCTTTCACCGGCATTACTGGATTTGGTACAGGCATATCGTCCTCACATTTCATAGGTAATGACATAAGTCAGATCGGCTGAACTCCACAGGCCCGCATCATCGTCGCGCCGGTAGTCATAGCCGCTGGCCACCATACTGGGGATCAAATCTGACAGTGCCGGGATATCGCTCATCACCGGATAAATCCGGGACTCCATCCACGCATCCAGCTCTGAATCCGGCACCTGAGCAGGCAGGAAAACTTCAATATGCAGCTCCGCCTGCCAGGTATCGCTGTCCAGCTCTTCGCCCGTGTATTCAGCGCCGGTGAGATAAACGGCAATTGCCGGAAAATCCGCCTCATCAAAAACAGCGGGGCGACCATCAAAAAGCGTCGCCCCGGCGTTATGCTTCTCCAGTGCATCCAGTACGGCTGCACGGAGTTCAGTATGTTTCATCGCTTTATTACCATTCTCAGTTGATGCTGCAGCGCATAGCCCAGCTCTTTCGGAAGACGTTCACGCCGTATCCGTTCAATATTCTGTTTAAACGCCGTGGTCAGCGGCCCCGCCATCGGGATTTTCACTACATCAATGGGGTAACGGTTTTTCCCGGCCACACGCTGCATAACATGCCACCGGCCGGTTTTCAGTTGCTGAATAAACGTGCCGGGAATACGACGGTTTCCCACCACAAGCACACTGCCGCCACCTTTCAGGGCTGAACGCTGCCCCTTTTTACGACGCCTGCGGCGGGACAGGACAACCCGCGCGTTACCCAGCTTGATTACGGGCAAATCCCCCCGGTTAACCTTGATTCTGGCCTGCGGATTTTTGACCGTGGCCCTTTTCAGCCTGGCCCTTTCCTTTACCAGTTTCCGGCGTACCTTTGTCTCACGGGCAACCTGTGCCACCGACTGCGATATCGCGGATGAAGCAACGCGGTTAATGGCCATTGCGGCGGCACCGGGCACCGCCGTTCTGCTGATACGGCTGAGGTTTTCAACGGCCTGCTCAAGACCTTTTATGGCCATACATCCCCCTTTCAGCGGCGACGGTTAACGGCAGGCGGTACGCCCCGCCCAAGCCAGAGATGACAGCTTCCGCCATCATCCGGCGAAATCCGGTCTATCCAGAAGTTTTCCTCACCGATGGTCAGCGTGTCGCCGCGCCGCAGCTGCCGCACATCATCAGTCCGGACAAACAGGGACGGGCTGGAGCCTTCAACGCGCACGCCCTGTCCGGCATAGCTGATATTTTCAGGGTCATCAAAAACACCACGTATTACTGCGCCGGACTGCTCACCGGATGTCATGGTGGCTGACGTTCCCATGTACCCGCGTATCGTTTCATCGGCGCGGGCAATGGCAGCATCGAACAGGTTATCGAAATCAGCCACAGCGCCTCCCGTTATTGCATTCTGGCCAGGCCGCGCTCTGTCATTTCAGCTGCCACACCGGCAGAGACACGGAACGCCGTTCCCGGCAGCACAAATGCCACAGCCTCATCCCGCGTGGCGTGAAGTGCATCGGTATGCAGCGTCACCAGTGCCACAACCGTGACCAGAACAGCCGTATCAGTCACGGTATCCGTCTGTGCTGATACCACCTCATTTTCATGTCCGGTCAGCGCATTTTCCGGGCTGACAGACGTGTCCTGACCGGCTGCGTCATCCTTGTCATCAAGCTCCTCTTCCAGCTCTGCCACACGGAGCGCCAGTTCTTCTTTCGTCCCCGTCAGGCTGACATCACGGTTCAGTTGCTCACCCAGCGACCGGAGACGGGCAATCAGTTCATCTTTCGTCATGGACTCCTCCACAGAGAGAAAATGGCCCCGAAGGGCCATGATTACGCCAGTTGAACGGACACGAACTCATCAGGATCAGCCAGCAGCATCAGCGGTGCTGACTGAATCATGGTGAACTCACGCGCCGGATCGCCGCTGGTCACCCAGTTTTTCGGGTAGCGGGCAGAAGCGTTAATACCTTCGCGCTGTGCGTCCGCATCCTGAATGCAGCCATAGGTGCGCAGACCGCGAGCCTGAGTGTTCCCCAGCACCATCGTGTTGTCCGGCAGAAAGTTCTTTTTGACGCCGTTTTCCACGTACTGTCCGGAATACACGACGATGGCCACATCGCCATACATCCCCTTATAGGACACCGCTTTGCCCAGGTCTTTCACCGCTGTCTCCAGCTCGGAATGAGAGCCGCGACGGGTATCCAGCTTCTCCCTGACGGCTTTGAAGGAACGGAACAGCGCCCAGCCTTTCGGATCAAAAACGATAATATTCACCACACCGCTGGCGTTCAGCGCGTAGGCTTCGATATCGTCGGTCGGGTCATACGTGGACTTGTCGCGCTTGCTCCACTCCGTGCTGCCGGACTGCGTGATGTTATTCGCTTCACTGCGACCCATATCCACCTCAACCGGATCGAAGGCTTCACCGGTCATGGTGTATTTGCCCTTAAGCACGGCAGAAACTGCCTGCATCTCTTCGACCTGGGCAATGGCCAGCTCTTCGTCTCGCATGTTCTGCAGGATGATGCGACGGCGGCGGTAAGCCGGGTCCGCCAGATTCTGTGGATCTTCATCCGGCAGGCGACGCAGGGTCATCTGCGGATTCACCTCATGCTTGGGCTTGACATATCCCGGTGTAAATTCAGAGGTGGAGCCGCCACGGGAGCGGATAACCTCACCGGAAACAATCGGCGAAACGTACAGCGCCATGTTTACCAGTCCCGGAATTTGTGAGAGATAGACTTTCTCCGTGGTGAAGGGATAGCTCTCACGGAAAAAGAGACGCAGAAACAGCGGATCAAACTTAAATTTCTGCTCATTTGCCGCCAGCAGTTGGGCGGTTGTGTACATCGACATAAAAAAATCCCGTAAAAAAAGCCGCACAGGCGGCCTTTAGTGATGAAGGGTCAGGTTAAACGATGCTGATTGCCGTTCCGGCAAACGCGGTCCGTTTTTTCGTCTCGTCGCTGGCAGCCTCCGGCCAGAGCACATCCTCATAACGGAACGTGCCGGACTTGTAGAACGTCAGTGTGGTGCTGGTCTGGTCAGCAGCAACCGCCAGAATGCCAACGGCAGCACCGTCGGTGGTGCCATCCCACGCAACCAGCTTACGGGTGGAGGTGTTCAGCATCAGCGGGGTCATTGCAGGCGCTTTCGCACTCAATCCGCCGGGCGCGGTTGCGGTATGAGCCGGGTCACTGTTGCCCAGCGGCTGGTAATGGGTAAAGGTTTCTTTGCTCGTCATAAACATCCCTTACACTGGTGTGTTCAGCAAATCGTTAACGGCATCAGATGCCGGGTTACCTGCAGCCAGCGGTGCCGGTGCCCCCTGCATCAGACGATCCAGCGCAGTGTCACTGCGCGCCTGTGCACTCTGTGGTGCTGCGGCCAGAATACGGCGGGCCGTTTCCACGGTCATACCGGGGGTTTCGGCCAGCACGCGTGCCTGTTCTTCGCGTCCGTGAGCCTCCTCACAGTTGAGGATCCCCATAATGCGACTGTTTTCTGCCGCAACCGCTGCGGTGATCTGCGCGTTCACGTCCGGCTGCGCAGCGCTGGCGTTCTCGCCCTCCGTCGCTTGCACCACGCCAGTAACGTCAGCCTGCGAAGCAGTGGCTGAAACAGTTGTTGATTGAGTCTCTTTGGTCATTCGCCCTCCTGAGAGACGGGATTTACGTGCATCCAGTGCATCACGCATGACGGTGATCGCATCGGTACTGTTAACAAGTTCATCAGCCAGTCCGGCATCAATGGCCTCCTGACCGCTGTACACTGCAGCCTCGGTATCCAGCACAGCCTGCACGGACAGGCCGGTATATGCCGACACCTTCTGTGCAAACATCCGGCGGGTTGCATCCATCCGGGACTGCAGTGTCTCCCGGACATCATCCGGTAGATGGCTGTAGGGGTTGCCATCCACCTTATGGCTGCCGCTGTAAATCAGCGTGATTTCCACGCCCTGTTTCTCCAGCGCAGCACCGTAATTACTGTGGGCCATCATGACGCCGATGGAGCCTGTCCGGGCGGTCTGCGTGACCAGACGCCGGGAGGCGGCACTGGCAAGCAGCTGACCTGCGCTGCAGTTCATGTCATTGGCCAGCGCCCATACCGGCTTTATGTCACGCACACGGGCGATGATGTCAGCGCAGTCAAATGCCCCTGCCACCATTCCGCCGGGCGTGTCCATATCCAGCAGAATGCCGTCCACCATCGGGTCGCTGGCAGCCTGTTGCAGACGGGCGATAATGCCGTTGTAACCGGTCATCCCCGAATACGGCTGCAGCGCCCGCGTCCGGCTGACCAGCGTGCCGGACACCGGCAGCACGGCGATGCCGTTCATGACCTGATAACTGCGGGCCTGTCGTGGCCCGTCATCATTACCGGATAACGCCAGCGTCGCGGGTGCCTCTCCGGCAGTCAGGCTGTCACCGGACACCGCATCCGTCAGGCGGCTGATCCCCAGCTGGCCTGCAAGCGCACAAAAGAAAACCCGCGCATAGGCGGGTTCAAGCATCAGCGGCTCATTAAAAGCCATACTGGCAATATGCGGGAGATTACGCAGCTCTGCTGTCACTCTTCTCCTCCTCTGTTGATTGTCGCAGCCCGGATTCAAATGCCGCAGCCGCCCAGGCGGGCGGTTTAAGACCGGCTTCGCGGCGCTCCATCGTTTCACGGACCTGCTGGGCAAAAATTTCCTGATAGTCGTCGCCGCGTTTTGCGCACTCTTTCTCGTAGGTGCTCAGTCCGGCTTCTATCAGCATCACCGCTTCCTGTACTTCTTTCAGACCATCGATAGCCATACGACCGGAGCCTATCCAGTCACAGTTCCCCCAGGCGCTGCGGGCTTCCTGAAAGCTGAAGCGCGCTTTTGAAGGTAACGTCACCACGCGGCGAACGATGGCCTCTTCCAGCCAGCACAGAAACATCTGGCTCGCCTGACGGGATGCGACGAATTTTCGCCGCCCCATAAAGTGCGCCCACGACTCGTTCGCGCTGGCCCGTGCCGTGGAGTAGCTCATCTGGGCGTAATTCCGGGAAAGCTGCTCATACGAGACACCCAGCCCGGCAGCGATATACCGCAGCAGTGACTGCTCAAACACGGAGTAGCCGTTATCCGTGTCCTGAGCCGTCTGCAGGTTCAGTGAGTCCCCCGGCATCAGGTGTGGCACTTTTGCGCCTCCCAGACGGACCGGTGCTGCGGCATAATACGCGGCAATTTCACCAATCCAGCCCGTCAGCCTTTCCCGCTGCTCCTGACTGTTCGCTCCCAGAATAAAATCCATCGCTGACTGCGTATCCAGCTCACTTTCAATGGTGGCGGCATACATTGCCTTCACAATGGCGCTCTGCAGCTGCGTGTTCTGCAGCGTGTCGAGCATCTTCATCTGCTCCATCACGCTGTAAAACACATTTGCACCGCGGGTCTGTCCGTCCTCCACGGGTTCAAAAACGTGAATGAACGAGGCGCGCCCGCCGGGTAACTCACGGGGTATCCATGTCCATTTCTGCGGCATCCAGCCAGGATAGCCGTCCTCGCTGACGTAATATCCCAGCGCCGCACCGCTGTCATTAATCTGCACACCGGCACGGCAGTTCCGGCTGTCGCCGGTATTGTTCGGGTTGCTGATGCGCTTCGGGCTGACCATCCGGAACTGTGTCCGGAAAAGCCGCGACGGACTGGTATCCCAGGTAGCCTGAACGAACAGTTCACCGTTAAAGGCGTGCATGGCCACACCTTCCCGAATCATCATGGTAAACGTGCGTTTTCGCTCAACGTCAATGCAGCAGCAGTCATCCTCGGCAAACTCTTTCCATGCCGCTTCAACCTCGCGGGAAAAGGCACGGGCTTCTTCCTCCCCGATGCCCAGATAGCGCCAGCTTGGGCGATGACTGAGCCGGAAAAAAGACCCGACGATATGATCCTGATGCAGCTGGATGGCGTTGGCGGCATAGCCGTTATTGCGTACCAGATCGTCTGCGCGGGCATTGCCACGGGTAAAATTGGGCAGCAGGGCTGCATCCACACTTTCACCCGGTGGGTTCCACGCCCGCAACTGCCCACCAAATCCGCTGCCACCGCCGTGATAGCCGGCATATTCACGCAGCGATGTCATGCCGTCCGGCCCCAGAAGGGTGGGAAAGGTGGACGTTTTCATACATAAAATCCTGCGGGTCCCCTGCGTCGCTGTGTCATGCCGGTCTGCACTTCCAGCTCTGCAATGTATTTTTTCAGGTCAGACACGGAAGTGGCCGTAAACTCCACCCTTCGTCCGTCTTTCTGTACTGTTGCCACCCGTTTACCTGTCATCAGGTCATGCAGTGCCGCACGGGCAGCGGCAAGTTCTTCCTGTCGCGTCATTCATCCTCTCCGGATAAGGCACGGGCGTAATCTGCCAGTGTTTTCTTGTTGGTTGCTGCACCATCCTCTTCCTGCAGGCTCGCCAGCAGTGCACTGAGATCCAGCTGCCAGCGGGAAATACTGATGCGCAGCGCCGCCAGCGCATAAACGAAGCAGTCAAGTGCCTCATTGCGTCGCTTTTTGCTGTCCCACAGTATTTTTTTCCTGCCATCCACCCATTTTTCGACCTGCTCTTCAGCAGTCAGCTGCTGCGCTTCGGTAAGATCAAAAATATCCGGGTTATTCGGGAAGTGAACGGCACCGGGAAGCGGTTCATCCCCTTCCGGCGTCAGTGTGAAGCGGTTATAAATCTGCTCTTTCGCGGTATCCGTACCGATTTCGGTAAGGTAAACCCCGTTTTTGTTTCGCTTACGTGGCATGCTGGCCACCGGCTTTCCGTAGACGGATGCCCCTTTAATGGGGATCACCCGGAACAGCCCATGTTTTTTCGAGCGTTCATACACAATGGTCGGGTCAATCCCGCCAGTATCCCAGCAGATACGGGATACCGACATTTCTGCACCATTCCGGCGGGTATAGGTTTTATTGATGGCCTCATCCACACGCAGCAGCGTCTGTTCATCGTCGTGGCGGCCCATAATAATCTGCCGGTCAATCAGCCAGCTTTCCTCACCCGGCCCCCATCCCCATACGCGCATTTCGTAGCGGTCCAGCTGGGAGTCGATACCGGCGGTCAGGTAAGCCACACGGTCAGGAACGGGCGCTGAATAATGCTCTTTCCGCTCTGCCATCACTTCAGCATCCGGACGTTCACCGATTTTCGCTTCCCATGTCTCACCGAGCGTGGTGTTCACGAAGGTTTTACGTTTTCCCGTATCCCCTTTCGTTTTCATCCAGTCTTTGACAATCTGCACCCAGGTGGTGAACGGGCTGTACGCTGTCCAGATGTGAAAGGTCACGCTGTCAGGCGGTTCAATCTCTTCACCGGATGACGAAAACCAGAGAATGCCATCACGGGTCCAGATCCCGGTCTTTTCGCAGATATAACGGGCATCAGTGAAGTCCAGCTCCTGCTGGCGGATGACGCAGGCATTATGTTCGCAGAGATAAAACACGCTGGAGGGATCATCCGGCGTCCATTTGAGGCCAAACGGCGTCTCTTTATCGCCAAATTTAAGGTACTGCTCCTCCCCGCAGTGCGGGCAGGCAACATGAAAACGCATAAAATGCGGGGATTCACTGGCTGCACGCTCAATCTGGCATGTGCCTCTCACTTTGGGCGTGGAGCCACGGATGGACTTTGGCCAGACCGAGCCTTCAATACGCTTATCGCCCAGGAACGTCGGAGAGCCTTCCTGTTCAATATCCTCATCAAAGGCAGCAAGTTCATCATAACCCGCCACATCCACCGACTTTTCACGGTAGTTTTTTGCCGCTTTACCGCCCAGGCACCAGAAGCCACGCCCATTAGTGAAACGCTTCATGGTGAGCGTGTTATCCCGGTGCTTTTTGCCATACCACGGGGCCAGCGCCAGCAGCGACGGAATATCACGAATAGTCGGCTCAACGTGGGTTTTCATAAAGTTCTCGGCATCACCATCCGTCGGCAACCAGATAAGGGTGTTGCGCTGCTTATGCTCTATGAAGTAGGCATAAACACCCAACAGCATTTTGGAATAACCGACACGGGCAGACTTCACCACATTCACCTCACGGATGTAGTCGCTGCCCATCGCATTCATGATGGCCCGCTGAAAGGGCAGTGTTTCCCAGCGCCCTTCCTGGTATGCGGATTCTTTTGGGAGATAGTAACTGGCATCCGCCCATTCAACGGCGGTCTGTGGCTCCGGCCTGAACAGGGCTCGCAGCCCGGCGCGTACATCACGCCGCAGAATATCAATCTGACTGTTCGATATATTCACTCAGCAACCCCGGTATCAGTTCATCCAGCGCGGCTGCTTTGTTCATGGCTTTGATGATATCCCGTTTCAGGAAATCAACATGTCGGTTTTCCAGTTCCGGAAAACGCCGCTGTACCGAGAGAGGGATCCCGTCAAGAATACTGGCAATTTCACCTGCGATCCGTGACAGCACGAAAGTACAGAATGCGGTTTCCACCACTTCTGCGGAGTCTCTGGCATTCTTCAGCTCCTGGGCGTCAGCCTGCGCACGCGTAAGTCGATGGCGTTCGTACTCAATAGTCCCAGGCTGGAGATCTGCCTCACTGGCAGCCCTGAAATCCTCAACCTCTTTACGGAGTTTTTCATTTTCGATATCAGCCTCCCTCTGCGCATACCACTGAATTGCCATGGAGGTATCAAATACAGATTCAACGCCCTTACCACCTCCGGAGACGCAAGGGAGTCCCTGAGACTGCCAGCGTTCAATCGTTCGCGGATCCACGTTGAAAATTTCGGCAAGTTTCTTTTTATTAACCTTCATGAAACAGTCTCACAACAAACACAGGGTCCGACATGAAAGTGCCCGAAAATGACTTTTTTAGGCGTTTTCATGTCGGACCTTTTACGGATTCGATATTAGAAAAAACAAATAGTTATGTTCGAGAAGTACCGACATGATTTTCCCCGGAAAATTTTCATAAATAGCGAAAACCCGCGCGCCTTCCGCCCCGTGGCAGGCCACCCCACCGGAAGGACCCGCACAAATGAGAGCGTTTATCATTAACATTTACAGATAAGATGACGTACATCATTGAAACGCCATTCAGCCATATACCGGCAGCATTCGTAGTTGCACTCCGTAACCCTGCGACTAAGGTTGAAAGCATGGCCATCTTTTTGCCACCGGCAAATCTTCAATGGATTTCCCCTGCCGGTTTTTTATTTCTCACATTATCGCAGCCACTCAGTGTGAAGGGCTGCTGTAATGCCGCAATCTTTTTTAACATGAAAAAGGCCGCAGAGCGGCCTTTATGGTTTATTGACAATTGATTAAGACGTGTGGCACTTATTGGCACACCAATAGCAACCATTCACCCGGGAATATCCTTTGGCCTTTGCCTCTGTTACCGCCGAAGAA